CGTATTCCATGCTCGTTGTCGGCGTGGAATACGTCGCCCCGGTAAAATCGACTTGCTCGACCCATCCTGTCGGTGGCGTTAAAGCCGCCGAAGTCGATGCGTTGCCGACCAACCCTATAATGGGGTTACCTGTCAGCGCCGCCGCCCCGAGTGTTGCCGCCGGTGTGCCGGCCGCAGCACCGTTACTGGTTATCGCCGACTGTTTGACTGCGTCAGATCCGGTGCGCGCCATGCCGGAAATTCTTGATACCGAGACAATAGCCCCTGTGGCGTTATCTCCGGTACAGTTAAACGTACAAGTCTGGCTTGTTGCTGCCGCCAGTTGGTTGGCGACAAACATATACAGCGTGTCAGCGCCGGCGTTCTTAACCGAACTGTTTACTTTGGTAAACGTTATTCCGGCTGAGTTAGTGACGCTGCCCGCTGCTATCGTGCCCGATGCGACTACCTGTACTACCAGCAAATCCCCGGCTGCAGGGGTAAATGCGCCTGTAGCGTATGATGAGGCGTTACTGGTACTTGGCGTTACTATGGCATGGGTGCAACCGGCCATGGTTTAGATTTAGACGCTATTGTTACGGTGCGTGAGTAATCGTCGGTGACGCGTTGATGGTCACGTTCTGTCCGCTGTTGATGCTGGTATTGTCCAGGATGATGTCGGTTGCCGAGGTGCCGACCGTTAAACCGGTCACTACATCGACGTTGTTGCTGTCGCGGATACGTGCCTCCGCTGCTACGCAGGTAGCTGATGCGGCCACCGTTTTTGGGAATCCGGACAATGTCAGCACCGATCCCGATACGGTTGCAGAAGGGTCGTTTAGCGTAATAGTCGCGCAGGTCGTCGCCATACCGGCGGTACCTATCTCGAGTTTACCGGCACCGGCACCCAGATCCATCTGGTCACGAACGGCGGTTAATCGGGCGGTTTTTGTGGCGGCGGCGTAGGTAAATGCGTAGGCGTCAACTGTTGACAGCGACAGCAATGCACAGGCAATGATTAGTTTAATTTTCATGGATTCTTCCAAAGGGTAGTTAAAGTTAGTGTTACAGATCCCGGGTGTTGTTGGTGCTCAAATACGGCACCCCGTCGATTTTGACGAAGTCCGGACTGGTCACCTCGAATTTGATTTTGTGCTTGTTTTTCTCGCCGCCTTTGCCGTCCAAGCTGAATAAATCGGTGATGGACAATAGACAGCCGAACAGCTCGATCTTTTGCTCGTTATCGATATTTTTGCCGACGCAAACAATGTCGAACGGCGGCAACTCTCTGATGCTGCCCGCCGATCTTGCAATATCGATCAACAGCTTTAAATTGACGCTATCGAACTCGAAATCCCCGGAACAGCCGACGTCGCCGTTGACGTAGCCGTCAGGAATGCCGCGCGTTTGCACGGCTTTGCGGTTGTCGCTGATGCTGGCGCTCATGTTTTCGACATGCACCATCACATCGCCGAGCATCACGTCGAAATCTTGTCCTGATAAATGGTTACCGTGTTTAGAGCTCATAGCTGATCCTTAAAGGGGTGCGGATAAATCCAAAATAATATTGGCAGTCAGGTCTTTGGGTATTTCGAAAGGCCGCGCTTTGATGAAAATCTCGACCTGGGTGCGAGTAATCCACTGAATGGCTATATCGCCATCTTTTGGCGATTTAAGCTCCGCCGGGAACGGGATACCCTGGAACGCATACGAGCGGCTCATCTCGCGCAACGGCCGCATCAACTTGCTGATCGCCCAGGCGGTGCCTATCGGCTCGGAGTTAAAGCGCCGGTCACCGACCAGACTGATCAGCACCAAGCGCACCGCACGCGCGGCTTTGTCGACCACGCGCAGGTTTTCAATCACCGTGTAATCGCCGATCGCCGCATCCAGCGTTTGCCCGTCCGTCCAATACACGCCCTCATAATCGGGGTAGAACTGCGGCACGCTAAAACGCTGGTCATTCAGTGCTTTGGCGTGGGCATTGTTGTAGACGATGCCGTCCTTATCCTTGGGAAAGGTAGACTGATCCTGTCCGACCAAAGAGCCGGTGTTGACACGCATCGGCGTATCGGCGACGCTGGTTTGATAATTGCACAAACGCCCGGCGTAAATGCCGACCGCATCGTTGTAGATGTACGGCACGACAGAAACGCGCATAGCGGCCAGCGTGGCAGTCAAAGCCGTCAGCGCGGTGATGTACGCCGACCAGGTTTGCCCGGTGACCGGCGTTGAGTTGATCGCGACAGCAGCGGCGATAAAGAACAGGCGGCGGCCATAGGTCGCGTTGGTCTCTTCCGCTTTGGTGTGCATGGCGGTTAAATCCGCCTGAACAGTGACCGGCGTACAGATAACGCAGGCCTCGACTTTGACGTTATTGTTCATCGCCATATCAAACGCCGCCGCCCACAGCGCACCGTTGGCGACCGGAATTGCACAACAGGCCCAGTTTTGCCCGGCGTTGGCTTTGGCGGCTTTAATCTGGCGCTTGATTTCCGAATCCGCTGCGCCCAGCTCTGCATCCAGATCGCTGTCGGTGTTCAAGAACAGCAGGGTGTCCTGGTTGGTTGCGCCCACGCCGATAAATAAGAAATATTTCTCGACCGTCGGGAATGGCCCCTGGTTTAAATTAAGGGCGTTGACTGTGATTTTACCTAATGCCACGTTTCATCTCCTTTTCCATTTGGTCAAATATGGTGTCTATATAGTTGGCAATTTCTTGCTGTGTAGCCCCCAGAAAGCTTCTGGCGGGAATCTTTACTTTTCCGTGTTCTTCGGCACCCAATTCGGCTCTGGACTTCGCGAATCCTCTTCGGCGCATGTCGTCCAAAATTGTCGCGGCCTTGGCATAACTCACGTGAAAATTAACACGCTTTCCTGCGGCGTTTAAGTCTCCTCGCAGCCATCTAACCGTTGCCGGTTTTCGTGCTTTTTCGCCGTTTTGCCGGTAGCCGTAGGCTACTAATTGCCTCGCCTGAAAGACGGAACAGGCTTTAGGGTTCTCCTCCCCCTTATCCTTGATGAGATTGATCGTTGCTTTGCCGTCATCGACATATTCAGCCGAACCAAAATTAATCTTCCATGCCAACCGGCTAAGTCCGGCGCTCTTCCAGCCAATATCGGCGGTGTCGTCGGTCAGGCGAGTAACCGCCATAAACCTGGAAACGGTATCGAACGAATGCGTTGCTTTTGTATGTCCTGGATGTTTTGCGAAAGGCCGCCCTTCCAGGTCTATTCTCTTTTTTACACGTCGCTGGCAATCGCCTCTTAATCGGTAAGCCACCAAACGCAATAACTTTTTGCGCTGCGGCTTCGGCATCGTCAATATCTCGAACTGCCGCTTTAATCCGGCGAGTCCACGGACATCGACCTTGATTAACCCGCTCACGTCACTACGTCGCCGGTTAATACATAATCGATCAGCGGGTCTGCGACGCGGTACGCCCTGCCTTTTAACGGTATGGTTCCCGCCGGGTCTTCCACGCCGTAAACGTCTTGCTCGAATTTGATCTGCACTTCAATGTTCGCGGTGCCGTTATCCAGTACATCGACATTGGTTTGCGGTACCGGTATTTCATCGGTGCCGTTGCCGTTTTCCAGCAGGTAGGCGCAGATTTGCCCGAACAGCTCTTCAACCGGGTGTTTGTCAAACGGATAATCGTCGATAAAAAACAGACCTGTGTAGGTTTGCCGGTACAAAATGACGCCCGGCTCGTTAACGCCGGTGATCAATGTGACAACCTTGCCCGACGGGGTAATCTTCGGCTCGTCGGCGACGCTTTCTATGTTCTCCGCTGCAACCAGATCAAGGCCGATCAGCAATGCGGTCAATTCGGCAAGCTGTCTCATATCAATACCGCCAGCGTGTTGGCCTTGCTCATCACTGTTTCCAGTGGTAAGAACCGTCGAAAAAATTCAGCGATGGCGGCTTGGCTTTCATCCAGCCAATAGGTTTCCATGTCGTCGCTTTCCTTCGCCTGGTTCTCGGCTTGCGGCCGACGGTTGATCGCGGCGAACTGCATCAGTAACCCGGCCTTGGCACGCGCATACACCGCGTGTTTGTAAAGCTCTTCCAATACCTGTTTGCCGTTCAGCGCTTCAGGATACGCCGTGGTGTAGGCCGCAAGATTGGCATAGCCACCTAAAATCAACGTGGCTTTAACGGCTGCCAATTTGGCGTTTACATTAATCAGCGCCATCGTTAATCCGGTCTGAATCACCCCGTCCGCATACTCGGACGGGATACGGTAGTTATCCAGCAGATCGCCGATCATCAATGTCGGCCAGAAGCCGTCGTTGGTGACGGGTGCCGACGTGGTTAATGCCGGTTTTCCGGTTAAGCTCATAGCCGATTAATCCAGATGTACAGCGCGTTTAAGAACAGCCCGGCG